CTTTCTTGAAGTTTAGAATCCGGATGCGGACCTAAACATATTGAGGAGATAGGAGGGAATGCGACTGACAAAAGACTTAGCCCTAGGGTCGTCTTTAACCTTTCGTAGCACCTCCATTAGCACTTCGCGGTAGCCGCGGTGCGCGTCCATCGGTTTGCCAACCCAACCAGAGAGAGTCTTGTATCTAAACGTGTTTAGTGCAAGATTCATATCTCTTTCGTTGGTTAAACTAACTTTCGGATTAGGCGCCCCTTTGCCCCGAAACTCGTAGACAGCATACATCTCGAAACGATATGTAGTGCCTACGGTGCCCTGGAACCAGATTATACCCACCTGTCCGTTCGCGTCTAAGACGTTAGCAGTAGAGGTTTGATTGGAAAAGCTAAAAGGGCTTAATTCCGATGTCGGGTTTCCGGGCAAAACTTGTTGGATGGGATGGATATTCAAGACAATCTTGATTTCCGGATCCCCCAGCTGCGTACCCCTCAAGAGACGTGACCTCTGCCACGCTGCAAGTGAGATATCGCTCTGACCCCCCAAGTTGGTTCGAGAAGCAGGCTCCAACATCCCTATATAACCATTCTGGTTTGTTACAGAGGAAGTTGGAAAGACCTCCAAGGACTGGGCGACCAGGCGGTAATCATATTGATTAACCGCTCCAGCCGCAGGATAAGGCGTAGGTGGAAAGTCAAAGACGAGACCCGTTGCTACACCGGTAGAAACCGATGCAGAAGCATAAGTCCCGTCTGTATGACACATCACCGCACGATCCGAGTAGAACCCGTTATATGCGGGTGAACCCAGAAGGATATAGCCAAAGCCAAGCGTCCCTATAGAGACCTGTCCCTCAACTTTTGTCTTGATTACAGAAGTCTGCCCCGGATCACCACCAATTATAGTGGGGATTCGCGAAGGTTGAGACCTTTTTGGATCAATGACGCAGTCAAGGTAGCGTTTGCCAACAGAGGTAAGAGAATTGTAGGGATGTTCAAGGATTTCCTTGTAATCATCTATAAGACTCTTGTCGATGTGAGATTTCGTGAGTTTCTGAGAGTTTTTTACTTTTTTAACAATCGAATTTTTATTCATTTTTGAGAAAATGAACCAGGCCTTTGTGTTCCTGAGTAAACAAAACGCAAAACAAAACTTTCTTGGGTAAAGAAAGTTATAGGAGTTTCGCCCTTTCAGATGTCGGACACTCACGTCATCCAACACTCCCCCCCGTCCCCTGTTACCAAATGAGATCCTCACAGTACCCGAATGTAAGAGGAGTTAGCTCTTGGAGCCACTCTCTAACATGCCTAGTACTGCAAAAACCTCGGGGCAGTTTCTTGCATTTAAGAGAAACCACCCCAGACCCACGTACATCCTTTCCACGTGCATGACAGTCCGGTTTGACCGGTTCATGTGTCCACTTCTTTCGCAAGAAGGTGCCGCCATAGGAAGAAGAGTTATCCTCCGCTCTTTTCGCATTCCGCGTTACGAGCGTCGATCGCCAAGGCAACTCAATGTTGCGCTCGACGTACTCTTTAGCCTTCCGAAGGCTGTGTGCTTGCCGCCTAGTGACAGTGGCCTTGCAGTCGTACCCTATTGGAACAATACCCATTCCGCCCAAACTAAGAGGAAAAAACCAATTAGTATGGGGGGTGGAATATTTGTCTAAGAGAGGTCTCCAATGCTTGATAGCAACGGAGAGAACCTCACTTTTGACCGCTCTACCCTTAGACAGGGGAGCGTCTGATACGAGACGTGCAATAGCCGTAGGATCACGACCAGTCGACCCGTTCTTATCTCGGTTGTAAGCTATGTTCCATCGAATAATCGGAACTTGCTTGCCACTGCGAGTAAACATCATCGAGTTAAATGAACAATACTGAGAGCTCACCCATGTTTTAAGTGGGTTAAGAGACCAGAGATTGCTCATAAAATCAAAATATGTTTTGACAAGGGACTGGGGCATTGCAATGACACCATCATCACCATTGATGACGAAGTCGAGTGGAATCCCATGCTGCCTGCAGAATGCCGCTTTAGCAGCATAATGCAGCAAGCAGAGGAGTGGGAAGGACACCCTATCG